CTATCTTCATAATTAAATTCATTCATGAGATCTTTAAATTATCTAAATTTATATTATCAAATTCATCTAAACTGAAATTCATTATATTAACTTCTTCTTCTTTATTTTCTTCTTTGATTATCTTCTTTATGCATTTAATATTAAGATAGACATCAATATCCTGATTATATTTCTCTTCTTGTTCATATATATTATCTGTAACATAAAGAATTATATCTTCAATATTAGGTTTAAATAATGTGAAGTCATGCATGTCTCTATATATACATGTCTTATAACCATTCTGTCTTTTACAATATATAAATCCATTTATAGTTTTCTCTATTGTAAAAACATAGGCAGTGTTTTGAGAATAATTTAATGAATAATCTATATCATTATAAGATAGATTTAATATATCTGATGGAACAGATTGGTTTACTATTGGTGCAATTTGTACTTGTTGTATATATTTGATTCTCTCTCTATTCTTGTTGAATATATATAAGTTTGATCCTCCTTTTGATAGTTTATTCTCATCTAATTCTCTTAATTTAATAATTTGTTCAGATAATGGTAATCCTTTGAGTGATTCAAACTCATTATTCATATATTCAAATGTGTGATATCTTCTCATAAGATGTAATATAATTTTGTCTTGAGATGAATTTCTTGAAATAGTTTTGGGATGGCCATTCAAAGCGGATAATATTGAATATATATTATCCCCTATACTAACAGATTTCTTTGTATTAAGAACTTCTATTAGATTACCATGGCTCTCTTTCTCTATAATAACTGATGTTAATTGATGTTCATCAGATCTTAATATAGCTGAAGCATGATTTATATCATTATTGCATTCTCTTATAAATGAACTATAACTTTCTCCAACTGCATCCATTCTCGCGAAGTATTCTGAATAATTTATTATTTCCGTTGCTGTACTATATGTTATACAACTTCTATAATTTTCTCTCTCTCTTGTTCTTTCCATATCTTCATAGCGTAAGAGACATATCTGGTTACTAATATCATTGTCTATAAATTTTATATACTCATTCTTAACATCTCTTAGCTTAAACTTTAATGTAGATTTTGTTTCAGTTTTATGTTCATTTGTTGAAATCCAAGGCATAAGACCAGATTTAATAGTATTAATGCTTGGCAACCCTGTTATTTCAACATTAAGTTTCCAATGCCTACAGAATTTTAGATAGTTTGTATACACTATAGATCTCATTGAGCTTTCTGAACACATTGAGTTTGACGCTGAATAATATGAATCTAAAACATTTCTATAATCTTGTATAAAATTTCCTGTTGTCTGTGGTTCAACTAAAGAATAAAGAAATTTTAAATCATTAGATCCAAGACCTTCAGATGATAAGAAAATTGAATTAAATTCACATGATTTATTAGAAGACCAATTCTTATAATCAGACGTCTTAATTCCAAAATACACTAAAACATCTTGTATTCCTTCATAGAATATTGAGTTTGCATTATAGAACTCATTTGATATATAGTCAATATACTCAAAAACATTATCAACTTCTCTTAATATTTCTTTCTCTTGTTCTTTATCAGGCTTGATTACACATTCCATTATACATAGATCATCACTGGTTACAAATGCTTTAGAATATAGTGTTATAGTTCTCTTAACATCATGACTCTGCATAAATAGTTCATTTTTAAATCTAAGTATTGTTTTAATTACCAAAGCATGATACATGGAACTATTAGTATGAAATATTCCTTGTCCCATATGACTTTCTGATACAATACATGGCAGACTGTAATTGCAATTTATATTTTCATATAAATTATCATACTCTATAGGAACTTCAAATCCTTTGTATTGAGATATAAGATTCACAAGAGTTGGTATGTAATATTCTGTTGTTTTATCTGAAAACATTAATGTTGTTAATCCAAATATTAATGTGTTAAAGTTTGGTCCCCACCTTGTTTGATCTGCAGTTAGGAATATAGGTTTCAAGTTATTTATGCAAAATTCAAAGTCTCTTGATAAATCTTTAATCTTATGCTCTTTGTCTAAATACTCGAAGTCAATATGCTTACATATAGTTCTTGCAAATCTTTCAGTGATTGACTGTAATATTCTAAATTCTCCAGTCAATACTGATATTTCACGATTTCCTCCAACCTGATCCTTATCAAATAACCACATAAATAGATCTGGAACTCTTGTATTTAGTAGCTTAATTGCAATATGAGATGTTGATGATGATTTAAATTCAGATACTAAGCTTGCTATTGATTCAAGAGCAGTAGAATTATCTCCTTTGGATGTATTATAAGATGCTCTCGCAGTCATTAATTCAGATATATGCGGACATACCTCTTGTATGGATCTATAAGAGAATCTTACTTTGTCGCATTCACTTAATAACATTAAAACAGATGCTGGTGAGGCTGTAAATCTTATATCTGTTTGCTTAGCATAGTTATCTATTAGATCTAGGTGCTCTCTATATGAGTCATATAAGTTATTACTGTCAATTATATTTTCAAAGTGCTGTATAATATTATATGCTCCCTCTTTGTTATTCTCAAAAAGTTTAATCTCATCATATAACTCCTTACAGACATCAAATAAATGTTTTGAGTGACCATATGTTCGATTGGGACAAATATTCAGTAGAAAACATTCATAACCTATATCTTTCCATTCTAAAGAGAACATTGGAGATCTATTAGGCTTTAAATCTGCTAATTCTTTAGTTAAAAATGCTTGCATCAGAAACCATGAGAATTTCAAGTTACATTCTGAAAGAGCTTTAATCAATTTGTCAGTTTGTTTAGGTAGATAAGGTGAGTCCACAATGAAGCCATTTACCCAGTATCTATAAGGTTTAAGAAATTTACTATTACCCCATGAATTTTCAGCTAGTAGTCTCGCATATAGCATTATTATTTGATTAGTCTGATAATTACTAAGGTTTAATTTCTTAATGGATATACACATAGCTATTAATCTGTGATGAGCTACTGAATAATTCTCTATATCAGGTAGACGCCATTTCTCAGTTCTATATAGTTTGTCGTCATCTATATAACTAACTATCATTATTCCTTTATCTTTATCAAACATCTCCCCTTTAATAACACATCTAGCTCTTTTGGAATGGTCAAACCAATGGTTTACAGTGAAAGTTATATTAGCTTTTCTTACTATGAAAGAGGTATTTGCTACTCTGTGCCTGAATCTAAGTTCCTGATAGTCTCTACTAGTCTCTAATATGTTTACTAGATCTAGACATGACATTTCTGTTAATATCTTAAGATGGTCGGGATCTATATTAACTCTTGAGCATTTTAATGAGTTTAGATTTAATCTTTCTGCTCTATCTGTTAAGTATGTTGGTGTACATAAGTGTGTTGGTTGATATAATGTTGAATCTGCAACAAGATAACTTGATTTTCCTGTAACTGAGCATCTTAGTCTTTTCTCTGCTCTATTGATGATGTTCATTATGGATCTTTGCTCTGTGTATGTGTCAAGTAAATTGTTAACTGATAAGACTCTCTTCCTATTATTGTCAATTTTAAGTGAAGCATATCCTAGAGCATCTGCATAGAATTCATATGGTATTGGTACTTGTTCTCTTTTGGTTAATGAAAATAGATCATCAATTATTCTAATCCCTTCATTTGAATATTTAATTATTCCACCTTCATTTGTAACTCTCTCTATGATATTAATTGGTTCAATCAATACTTCATGCAAATCATTATATCTTTCTTGATACTTTGAAGAGAATATAAATACCTTATTTTCTTTGGATGATTTATATGACAAACATCTTTTAGATAACTCAAGTAAGAATTTTGAGAGACACTTTTTCTTTGAGGTTTTAATATCTTTCTTTTCAAAACCAACTATCTTAGATTTAATTATATCAGATAATATATCAGAGTGTTCTCTCATACTTCTGTTCTTTGAATCAACCTTTGTTTGGAAGAAATTCAATAACTTCACACTATAGGGTATCTCTCTTTTAACTTTATTAGACTGTCTGATAACATGATCATAAATAAATTGCATATTATGTTGATCATTGTTTTCAGAATATTCAATAATATCTTTAATCTCATCAATATTCTTCAATAACATATACTTATTTATAGCTATATTCTTTGTGTGTTTTGGCATCTTCTCTAATTTACGTCTAGTATTAGCTGAGGTAATATCAATATAGATGTTCAATGACGGTATAAATATGTCTGGACTATATGAAGATTCATGTTCAAATACACATTCCTGACCCAAAATCCTTGATATTACTAATGAAGCAATTTGATGGAGCATCATTGAAGGTGAGCAGCTTTTAGTTTTGTATGTTAAGCATGAAAGAGCAAGAGGCAATACATAATGTACCTCTTCTTCAATACTCTCAAATGTACCAAATTCTATTTTTGAATCTATATTTGAATCTCCAATTTTGGTTGACTTTGAATTTAAATTTAGATATATTTGGTTGAATATATTCTCAATGTGTGGCATCTTGTTTATGTTAGGAAATTAGATTAATTGTTTTAGTGAGTTTGTGTCTGATCTCAAAAATTGAATGTAAA